CAGCGGGTGTCGACGGGCAACGAGGCGACGGGCAAGTACAGCGTCGGCTCGACCTCTCCTGGCCTCTACAACTTCGCGGCAGGCGACACGACGGCCGGTGCCGCTGGCGGCACGTTCGTCAAGATCACCTACACGAATACAACGTCCGTTGGCGGCAACATCCTGGTCACGAACCAGCTCATCGGCTCGACGCCGACGTTCCAGCTCGACTACTACACGAACTTCAACCAGCCGGCGTCCAAGCCGTTCGTGGTGCGCATCTTCTCGTGTGTTGCTGCGAAGCACATGCTGCAGTTCAAACTTGAGGACTTCATGATCCCCGAGTTTGACTTTTCGCTATTCGCGAACGCTGCCGGCAATGTCTACAGCATGACATTCCCCGAGATCTCGTGATCCCCGTGCCTGGCGGTGTGCGGGTGAGCGCGGCGGCGGTGTCAGTGGTCTCCTTTTCGGTGGGGTGCCTGCTGCTCACCGCCGCCGTCGTATATACCCCTGCCACGCCCGTGGGGACGTTCCTGAGAGCCGACATGGTCTTGGCCGGCATTGCCCTAGCCATCCTGCCCGTTGCCATCCTGATGCCCCCTATGTCACCCTACGAGCCTCGTATCCTAGGGATACCGGCATGGCTCGTGCGCCGCGCGTCAAAGGCAGCAAAGCAGGTGGTGGAGGAGCCGCGGGGCGGAACCGTGGTGGCCGCCCGTCCCTCGACCCCATTGACCATGTGCTGATCGATGCCGTGCGGCGGGCCGCGGAGTCCGCCGGTCTGAAGGTCTCCAGCCTCATCCTCATCAACGTCAGGGTCGGGCTCATCCTCGGCGCCAGCCGGGAGGCGACGCTCAAGCGGCTCCAGAGCAAGGCGAAGCGGCGTATATAGCCACGCGCATATTTAACGCCAATTTTTGGCAATCTCAGTTTTCGTCCTTCTGCGACAATGATTTCATCGGGTAGTTTGTTTGCAAGGAAAACCAAAGGAACCACCGCCATGCCAGGAAAAAGGACCGCGACCATCATGCTGGACGGGGACAGTTACACCGTCCATGCCTTCAACATCGACGAACTGGAGCAACTCGCCGGGATCATCTCCGACGACAACGTCCAGGCATCGGCGCGCTCGTTCATGATTCTCAAGCTGGCGCTGCTGCGCGCGGATCCCAGCGTCGGTGATGTCGGCTCTCTCGAGGCCACCCTCGACGAGGTGATGGAGGCGTCGAAGGTGATCATGGATCTAGCGGGGTTGAAAGCCACCGCAAACCCTCAAACGGCGGTGACGCCCGCGGTCTGACCGATCCAGAGTTCTGGCAGGACGTGTTCGGCCCGTTCCTGGACCACGGGATAGGGTTCGAGGAGGTGAGGCGGATGACGCTCCACGACGTAGCGATCGCCCATGGATACTGGAAGCGCAACCCACCGCTGCGCGTTCTCGTCAGCACCGTAGCCGCAGCGCTGGGTATCCCGCTGGAGAAATTGTATAACGTTAAGACGGTGAAGGACTTGACGGCCGAAGACTATGACCTGACGCCCAAGAAGGGCCACATGACGTTCGAGCAGTTCGAGCGGCACATGGCGGCGACTGGCGGGAAGATCGACGGGATAGGACAACTCTGATGGCTGATGATGTCTCTCTGCAATTTGGTGCGAAGACCGATGGCATTGATCAGGGTGCCGCCGACGTTTCGGCCAAGCTGAACCAACTGCGAGATCAGACCGACGCGATGTCGTCGCAGTTCACCGCCTTCGGGGAGAAGATGGGGGCGGCTTTCGATGATGCTGCGACCAGCCTCACCCATTTCGATACGGTCCTAAAATCTCTCAACGACACGATCCAGAAGGGAGGTAACGTTTCAGCGGCGTCCGGCATCATAGGAATATTGTCGAAGGCACCCGGCATCGGGATCGCTATCGCAGCGGTCGCTGGCCTCGCCGAAGGCGTTCATCTTCTCGGTGAAGAGATGATCAAGTTAGAGCGGTCCGCGAATGAGACGGGCGTGTCGATAGAGAGGTTCCAACTTCTTCAGTCAGCTTTCAATGCGGCGGGTGTTTCCTCAGACAAGATTATCTCAAGCCTAGATGAGGTATCGAAGAAACTGACGAACATTAAATACGACTCCGGCGAACTTGGGAAGTTTCTCGACGCCAACAACATCAAGTGGAAGGATTCCAAGGACAATATCGTTTCGACGAACGACTTCATTAGGGAGTCGGCTCGGCTGCTTCAGCAGGCAGTCGCCGAGGGAGGCGCACCACTGGCCCGTAAAGTCGGCGAATCCCTCGGCCTGTCGCAAGAATTGGTGCGCGTGCTGCAACAGGGGCCTGTCGCGTTCGATGCCATGGTGAAGAAGGCGAAAGACTTGGGTGTTGGTCTCGACGCGGAAGTAGTTCACAAAGCGGCCGATTTCGAGAAGGAGTGGAATGCCGCTACCTCTAACATGGCCACCTGGTTCAAGGCGCAACTGGCTGGGCTTCTTCCATCTCTGCAAGAGTGGGGAATGGCCGTCGCCAAAGCCATCCGGGCAGCCTTCGCCACCATCTTCGCAGAGTTGAAGGGCACATTCCAGGACGTCACGTCCAAGTGGGCCGGCGATGTTGACACGTTCGCTGGTCGATTCGGAGCAGCCGAAGGTTCTCTTAGAGCCCTAGCCACGAGCACGACGAAATTATCGGCATCGCTCACAAGCTCCGTCAAAGAGGCTGAGAACCTTGGCGGTGAATTCGATGGACTCGTCGCGACCGGGAAGAAGTTCGATGCAATCAAATTCCCAGGCAGTGACAAGGAGGACAAATTCGACCCGACGGCGCTGCGTGAGTTCGGTGCTCAATTGGACGCCGTGAAAGAAAAATATGCGCTGTTGAAGATCAAAGAAGATGAAGACCTCGCAACGTATAAGATAACGGAAGGACAGAAAGTCGCGACACTCAGAGAGGCGCTGGCGGCGCGCCAAAGGGCCACGGATGAGATTTTTGCAAACGAGATAGCGGAGTACGGCGACAACGCCAGGGTACGGGCCAACATAGAGCGGAACTACCAGAAGGAAACCTTTGAGATCACGCGCGAGGGAGAGAAACTTAAATTGGAGGAGTTGAAAAGGTCGACACAGCAATGGGAATCCACCTTGAGAGGCATCTCAACCGCGTTCACCAGCCAACTCCGCGGCATCCTTCAGGGTACCACCACATGGTCGCAAGCGATCAAGAACATCATGCTTGAACTCGTTCTTAAGATCATCGACGAGTTCCTCCTGTTGGCCGTCATCAAACCCCTGAGCGGCATGCTAGCGTCGGCGCTGGCGGCCCCGTCCGAGATACTGGGCGCTCTCATCAAGGTCATCACGAGCATGTTCGGTCCGCTGTTCGCTGGGTTCACGGCGTTCTTTGCCCCCGTGCAGGGGCCGGCGGCACCCGCCGAGGGTGCTGCGTTGGCGACTGCTACGGTCGCGGCGGCGACTGCCGCGGTCGCGCTCGACACCGGCACCGACTACGTGCCTCGCACCGGAATGGCGCTCATCCACCAGGGCGAGGCGATCATCCCGGCATCTGAGAACATCAAACCGTATGGAGGTGGTGGAGGACTCGCCGCGACGTTCAACATCTCGGCGTGGGATGGGTCGAGCATCCAGAGCTGGCTGCGCGGCGGCGGCGGACAGATGATAGCGCGCCACGTCGTCGAGGCGATGAACGCCAACCCGACGCTGCGGCCGAGGTACTGACATGGACGAGAACCAGGGACGTTGCGAAACTACGCTGACGGAGCGCTTCTCGAACCCATTCTGCCAGTGCAACACATATGTAGGAAACCTCGGACCGTGCCGGACATTTGAGATCGGTACCAACGGCCGTTGCGTCTATTGCGACCACGAACCAAACTGCCACGCGGCAGTGCAGGAACGATGATATGGCCCCCCCGATCCTCCCGACGTTCAACTTCATCACCTACCCGGCCACGCGCTCGCCGATATGGAGGACGCTGCACCAGGAATCGGTGTCCGGGATGGACAACCCGATCCCGCTTTGGAGTTTCAACAGGTGGATGTACGACCTGCCGATCTCGCTCTTGAACTCCAAGTCGGTGGCGTTCCAGAACGCCGTTGCCCTTGAATGGCAGGCCCTCAACGCGTTCTACAACCAGCTCAACGGATCGTTCGGCGTGTTCCAGTTCCTCGACACCGACGACAGCTCGGTAACGGACCAACTATTCGGCGTCGGAGATGGGACGACGGTGGGGTTCCCGCTGACGCGCACGATGACGGGGGCAGGCGGCTTCGTCTGGAACGAGCCGGTGTTCGCCCCGGTCGGAACGCCGGTCGTCAAGATCAACGGCACGCCGACCGTGCTGTTCACGCTCGGCACCCAGGGGCTCATCACGTTCAACAGTCCCCCGGCGGGTGGTGCCAACCTGACGTGGACGGGGACCTTCCGGTGGCTGTGCCGTTTCGACGACGACAACCTCGACTTCTCGAAGTTCATGAGTGCGCTTTGGGAGGTCAAGAGTCTGAAATTCACGACCATCAAGACGCAGAGCAAGTAGATGACAAAACGAACAGAAGAAGTCCGCCATGAATTTGATAGTGCCGTCGACGCGTTGAAGCGTCATCTGTTACTGGCTGTTGGTCCATTGCATGCCAATGCGATTGGCGATGACATCGCTAGGTTGGCTGACGCGAGAGCTAGGCTCGCGATTCTAGAGTTCGATGATCAGTTTGAGAGACTTACGGAAGTCATGTCTATGGCCACGCCTCGGATAGACACCTCGGACATCAAATGAAGACCGCGCCGACCGGCCTCGTCACGCTGCTGGGGACCGGCCAGTTCGTCTTCTGCGACCTCTACCAGTTCACGCTCATCACCGGACAGGTGTTGCGTTACACGACCGCGGACGTGGACATCACCTATGCCGGCAACACCTACTCGTCGGCGCTGTTCTTCGACCAGAGCGGCAACAAGGCGGTCGGGCACTGGAAGACCGGCCTCGACACCGACACGTGGCAGGTCTACGCCATGCCGGTCGAGTTCGACCCGGTGACGCTCGCGCTGTTCCCCATCACCATAGGCAGCACGCCGTTCCTCGCCGCGGTGGCCGCTGGGGCGCTCGCAGGAGCCCAGGTGGACATCCATCGGGCCTACTGGCCATCCTGGCCCCAGCCGTGGAAAAGCCCACTGGCGGCCTTCTCTGACGGTTCTGGGACCTTCGTGATCGTGGACTACTTCGCCGGGCGGGTCGCGGCGGTCGATGTGATGCGCAACCAGGCGGTCATCTCCATCAACTCGTGGCTCGACCAGTTCCGCCTGATGATGCCGCGGAACCTGTGGCAGGCACCGTGCCGGTGGACGCTGTTCGACGCTGGGTGCGCCCTGAACCAGGTGGACTTCCACATCAACGGCAACGCCCAAGCCGGGTCGACGCAGTCCCAGATCGTGGCCACGGGGATCGGTCCTCCTGCCGGATGGTTCACGCTGGGGCAGGTGACGATGGTGAGCGGGCTCAACGCCGGGTTCCGCCGCATGGTGAAATCGTTCGACGGGTCAACGATGTTCCTCATCGCGCCGTTCCCGTTCGCGGTGGCGGTGGGAGACGGGTTCACGGCTTATCCGGGATGCGACAAATCGGAGCAAACTTGTGCTAACAAATTCAATAACCTCGTGAATCACGGCGGAGAATCGTTGATACCAAAACCAGAGGTCGCGGTCTAAGTTATGACAAAGCTGATAAACCACAAATGGCTGATCTATCTTCTGTTCAACCAATCCGCCATTCCGATTTACGTCGGCTCGACGAATGACCTTAAACGTCGGCTGAAAGAACATAAGAAGGTTCTGGGATACAAACCGCAAGTGCAAGTTTTGGAAACTGGGGTAGGTGTCAGTCGCAACGATGCCGAATCAAAGTGGATCAAGCTTTATCGCCGCATCAATCCTGCTTTATCGAACAAATTGACGGACACTTTCGGTGGACGATGGGTTCAGACGCAAGCCTCTCGTGAACATTGGTCCATGATCAAGAAAGGGAAAAAGAAACCAGACGGATGGGGTGAGCGCATCGGTGCGGTAACACGTGGCAAACCGCATGATTGGACCCCAGAGGGACGTGAAGCAGCGGCCAAAACACAATTCAAGCCAGGTCGGAAACGAACTGCCCAGGAAGATGAAAAACTTTATGAAGGTATCCGAATTATGTGGGATGCCATTCCGCATGATCAACGCTCGAAGATGGCAACAGCACGCAATAACGATGCATGGGCTCAACGGTCTCCAGAAGAACGATCAGCGATAGGCAAAAAGATCGCCAAGGCGCGCGAGCGCAACTTGTCACAGGAACGACGCTCCGAGATTTCTAGTCAGGCCGCGCGTGCCGCCGCAGCTAAGCCGGGCGCTCAATCCAGGCTTTCGTCCCAAGTCAAGAACTGGTGGGCATCGCTAACGCCAGAGGCGAAGGCTGCTTTCGTGAGCCGACGCGCAGAAAAGATTGCTGCGGCGAGATGAACACCACCGAACTTGCCCAGCGTCAACGCGTCGTCACCATCGCACATAGCTGGATCGGTACGCCGTACCGCCACGGAGCCCGCATCAAGGGCGTCGCCGCCGACTGCACGTTCTTCGCGAAGGTCTACGAGGAGGCTGGCCTTGTCCCAGAGGTACCGATATCTGTCTACTCGTCGAACGCCCATCTGCATCGCGCGTCTGGGCAGTACCTTCAGCACATCAGGAAGTACGCCCACGAGGTGGATCGTGACCGGGTACGGCCCGGTGACATCGCGATGTTCCACATCGCGAGGGATTTCTCGCACGGCGGGATCGTCAACGCCCACGACTGGCCAGAGCACGTCAAGGACTTCGAACAGGCCGTAGGGTGGCCGTGGATCATCCACGGGGACATGGGGGCCAAGATCATCTACGAGGTGCGCGGAGACCAGGCGCACCTCGCGATGGCAAGGGAGGTGAAGTTCTTCAGCCTCTGGTAATTTCTTCCCACGTTAGACATCGCGCGCCATCCGTTGCCTCGGTATAATCACCATGGTCGCCGTTGCTGATGGACGCCCAGAATGGCAAATTCGGTTCTTCCCATCCGCAGGACGGCGGATCCTGATCTCGCAGCCAATGTTTGCATGTGCCGCATGACTTGCGCGTTGGTTTACTTCCTTCTGTCCGTCGTCGCCGCGTAGTATGACTCCGTCGGCAAGGACGGCGTCAACACCATGACCAACTTCTTCGGCGGCGGCGGCCGGAAGACAGCGCCGACACCGCCAGCCACCCAGCTGCGGGTCCAGACGGCCGTCGCCGGCACGCCGATCCCGATCGGCTGGGGTACCAACCGCATTGCGCCTAATTTGATATATTACAACGACTTCCTGGCGACAGAGGTCCAGCAGAGTTCCGGTGGCGGCAAAGGTTCTGGATCTGGCGGCGGCGGGAAGGGTGGAGGAGGGGGAACCCAGACTAACTACTCCGCCACGGTGGTGTGCGGGCTGTGTGAGGGGCCGATCCTAGGCGTCGGCACGCAGGTGGGTAGCACGGCCGCCGTATCCGGCAATGTATTCGGAAGCCAGAACAACAACTTGTTCTTTAACGGCTTCAACAACCCGATAACGCAGGCGACGATCAAGACGCTCATAAGTCAGATCTTGACCAGTACCACCACGTCCCCCATCGGCAACGGCGTATGGGTGAGCGGCAACATCTCGTCCCTGGCCGCGCTCAACTTTGCGCTGTTCACCGGCAGTTACACGCAGACGGCGTGGTCCTTCGTGATGACGAACCACCCTAACGATGCGCGCGCCTACCGCGGCGTGGCCTATGTTGCGGCGGCACCGTTCAACCTCCACACGTCGCCGGAACTCCCGGCGCTCAACTTCGAGGTGATGTTCGGGTTCCTCGAACCTTCCAACACGACGCTCGACGCGAACCCGCGTGACATCATCGTCGACTTCCTGACGAACAACAAATACGGACTCCAGTTCCCGTCCAGCCGCATCGGCGACACCAACCTCGTCACGCTCTACAACTACTGCCAGTCCGTCGGCATCTGGATGTCGCCTATCCTGTCGGCGCAGAAGGATGCCAACTCCTTCATGCAGGACATCCTCTACGGTTGCGTGGCGGAGGCGGTGTGGTCGAACGGCCAACTCAAGGTCGTGCCCTATTATGACTCGCCGGTCAGCGGACACGGCGCGTCGTTCACGCCCAACCTGTCGCCGATCTACGATCTGACCGACGACGACTTCCAGGCCGGCGGCAACAACAGCTACTCGTCTCCGGTCATCGTCACCATCAAGGCGGTGGCGGACATCTACAACAACGTCAAGGTCCAATATCTCGACCGCAACTTCAACTACGCGGGGGCGGCCGGTTCGACGCCGGACTACAACCCGACGGTCGTCGAGGTGAAGGACGACGCCTTGATCCAGCAGTACACGTTGCGCGCGCGGGACACGAAGCAGCTCGACCTGTTCTGCTACGGGCCTGCCGCGCAGCAGTGTGCGCTCCTCCAGCTCGGCCGCGAGCAGGTGATCACCACCTACCAGTTCTCGCTCGGGGCAAAGTTCGTCCTGCTGGAGCCCATGGACCTGGTGACGCTGACGGACGTGGCGCTCGGGCTCAGTCGCAAGCTGGTGCGCATCAAGGAGATCACCGAAAACCAAGACTACACCCTCACGTTCCTCGCCGAGGACATGCTCATCGGCTCGGCATCGTCCCCGCTGTTCGGTGCGCAGGCAGGCTCCGGGTTCGTCCTCAACAGCAACATCGACCCGGGCGTGACGCTGCAGCCGTTCTTCTTCGAGCCCACGGACCAGCTCGCCGGAGGCCTCGAGGTGTGGATGGCCGTCACTGGCGTCAACCTAGCGACGTGGGGCGGCGCCAACGTCTACGTCAGCTACGACGGGATCAACTACCAGTTCTCCGGCCAGCAGCTCGGCCCGACGAGGATGGGCGTTACCACTGCGACGCTTCCGCCTGTGACCCAGGCGACGTCTCCACCCACGATTGACTCGTCCAGCACGCTGCCCATTAACTTGACCGAGAGCGGATCGCAACTCATATCCGCCACGCAAGCCGACCTGCTCGGGTTCGCCACGCTCTGTTACGTGGGCGGCGAGTTCCTGGCGTACCGCGACGCGACGCCGACCGGGGCAAACTCCTACAACCTGACAACGCTCAACCGCGCCGGATATGGGACGACCCCGCAGACGGTTCCATCCGGAACGACGTTCGTGCGCATCGACGCGGGAGTGTTCCGCATCCCGTTCACGCAGGACCGCATCGGGCAAACGCTGTTCATAAAGCTGGTGAACTTCAACCACTATGGTGCCGGGCCGCAGACGCTGGCCAGCGTGTCGCCGTACACCTACACGATCGTCGGGACAGCGCTCGTTTCACCGCTGCCGGACGTGCAGAACTTCACCACGAACTACCAGAGCAACATCACGCTGTTCGCGTGGGACGAGATCAGGGACTTTAGGAACCCGATCGACTACGAGATCAGGCGCGGTGCCACCTGGGATTCCGCCCAGGTCATCGGCCGCTACCTCCACCCTAACGTTCCCGCGATCGGTTCGTCAGTCGGCGGCACGCTGTACCTCATCAAGGCGCACTGCCAGCCCATATCCGGATTGGACGTGTACTCGGCAGATGCGGCAACGATCTCGATCGTGAGCGGCAGTTCGGTGATCCCGCTCAATATCGTCAAGAGCTTCGACGAGTTCTCCGGTGTCACGGGAATCCTGACAGGCACGTTCGGTGGCAGCGCCTACAACAACAATGGCACCATCGAGACGTTCGGGACCGGCGACCTCTACGCGGTGCCGGACCTCTACGGATTGCTCGACTTCTACAACTTCGCGTTCGGTTCGGTCCCTAGCGACGTTTACACGATCCCTAACGTCTACATCATCCCGGATTTCTACTTCATCAATACGTCCCTGGTGGTGACCGGCACATACACCGCCCCGACCTCGCATTTCATCAACGTCGGCCGCGTCGTCGGGTGTTTGGTGGACGTCTCGTGGGTGTCCGAAGGAATTCCGATCGGGCAGAACATCTTCTCGTGGACCGACGTGTTCTCGATCACGGACATCTTCTCGACATCGGCGAACGTGTTTATCTCGGCTTTCCCGAACATCAACGTGTCGTCGGATGGCGTGTTTGACGGCGACGTGTTCGCGATCACTGACATCTACACCGTGCCGGACATTTACCAGTTCAGTATCACGTCGACGGGGTGGCGTCGCTACCGGGCCGGGTTCTACGTCGGCAGGTCGTTCGCGATGCAGATGTTCCTCCAATCGGTCGACCCTAACACGATCGCCGCGGTGAGCGCCTTCTCGTATGCGGTGCACATCCCATCGAGAATCGACCACTACATCGGTCTTGCTACGCCGAGCAGTCCGGGCGGCGTCACCGTCACGTTCACGTCGGACGGATCGCTGGTGGCTGCGGCGTTCAACGGTGGACCCGGTGGAGGGCCGTCGGTGCCTGGACTCCCGACGTGGCAGGCGACGATAACCAACGAGATGGCCGGTGATCTCTTGACCGTCACCGCTCTCTCCTTGTCATCTGCCATCGTGACCACTACCAATGCAGGCAGCCCCGTCGCCAGGACGGTCAACATTGAGTTCGCGGGGTACTGATGCCATGAGCCAAGCGAGTTACAACGTTCCGACCGGCGGCTCCTTCTCGATGGTGACGTTCGCCGGGCTGATGAACGGTGCCTACAACGCGCTGGCCAGTCAGAGCGCTGGTGCGTCTGCACCCGCCAACGGTCCCGGCAGCGCGCCGCAGGAGTTCCAGACCTGGTTCAACACGACGAACGTCACTGTCCCGAGCCTGAACATATTCGATGGCGTGAATTGGGACTTCGTCGGGGCGCTCGATGTCGCCGGCAACAATTGGTTGCCGAAGATGGGCGGCGGCATGATCACGCTGGCCAGCAGTTCCACGGTAGACGTCGGCGGGCATGGCGAGAATTTCATAACCATCAGCGGTTCGGTAACGATCACCAGCTTTGGCGCGAACGCTACGGTTGGGCAAGAGAAGAAGGTACAGTTCTCCGGCCAGCTCCAACTGACCTACAACCCGGCGGCCATCATCACTCCCGGGCTCGTCAACATTACGACGAACGCCGGCGACAATTGCACAGTCGTTTACCAGGGCGCTGGCGTCTGGATCATCTTCGGGTTTTCCCGCGGTTCCTTCGCGGCAGGGTTCTCCCTGCCGACGGGAGCGACGTTCTGGACTCCGAGCGCGAACGTCTCGATCAGCGGCGCGGTGCGATGCAACGCCAGGACGTTGGGTTCGGCTGCGTCGGGGGCGACGGAGTTGGCCAGCGCCACGGCGTCGAACCTCTACGCGTTCCTGTGGAACAACCTGTCGAACATCGCAGCGCCGGTCAGCGGCGGGCGCGGCGCGACGGCGGCGGCCGACTTCGCCGCCAACAAGACTATCGGCCTCCCGGACATGCGCGGTAACGTGCCGGCCGGACTCGACGACATGGGGAACTCGGCGGCGTCGCGGCTAACGTCCCTGACGATGACGCCTGACGGCGTGACCCCGATGGCGACCGGTGGCGGGCAATCTCTGACGTTCCTCCAGGCCAACCTGCCGAGCCTCAACTGGTCGGTGACCGATTCTGGTCACAACCACACCTATAGTATAGCCGTAACGAGTGGGAACCAAAAACCAGCTGCCGGCGGCACCGCGCCCTTCGATACGCTCAACACGGTCAACACCTCGACCAGTACGACAGGCATCAGCGTTGCCTCGGGCGGCAGCGGAACAGCAGTGAAGATTTTACAGCCTACGGCTACTGGGACTTGGTATATTTGTCTTTGACATGCCAAAACTCATTGTCAAAGAAATAATCGGAGCACGATAAATGTCGCAGTCCGCCGTCATATTGCCTGGGTCGCCGCTCGCCGGAAGTACGATGGTTGGCGACATCAACGCCGCGTGGGCAGCGATCATCTCCAAGTTCTCCGGCACCGTCGCGCCGACGCTCGGTCCTGGCGGCAGCGGCGCGCTCGTCGAGAGCCAGTGGTGGCTGGACACGTCGACCACGCCCCACGTCCTGAGAGTTCACGACGGCGCGCAGTTCGTTCCGCTGCTGACGCTGGACACGACCAACCACTTCTCGCAACCGCCGCAAGCATTGCGCAACATCCTGATGGACAACGGCAGCTTCGAGGTGTGGCAGCGCGGGGCCGGATCGTCTGCATCGATCGCCGTAGGCGCGTCATCGACGGCCTACACGGCGGACAGGTGGTACATCACGACGGGAGCGAATCAGGCATCCGTGGTCGCGGCGGTGACGGGACTCACGAACGCGTCCAACCTCGCTGGAAAGATCACCCGCAACAACGCACAGACCGGCGTTACCGCCTACACCTTCGGCTTTCCGCTCGACACCGACGAGGTGGTGCGGATGCGCGGCAGCAAGGTGACGATGAGTGCGTTCTTCAAGGCGGGTGCGAACTGGTCGCCGACGGCCGGCACGATTGTAGGAACGCTCTACGTCGGCACGGGCGCGGTGGCGAAGCGTGGTGGCGGGTTCACCGGCGAAATCAGCGTCGTGTCCATGAGCACCAACATCGCGCCGAGTGCAGGGCCGACCGGAAACTCGGCGGTGAGCGCCGCGGTGGTGCCGACGAACGCGACGCAGGGCGAACTCCAGTTCACATGGACGCCGGTCGGTACGGCTGGCGCGGACGACTCGATCACCCTGGACGACGTGCAGGTCGAGATCGGCGTGTTCGCCAGCCAGTTCGAACGGATGCCGTTCGACCTCATCCTGCAGAAGTGCAAGCGGCACTTCTGGAAGACGTTCCTATATGGGACTGCGCCGGTGACCAACGCGGGAGCTAACACCGGGGAGATACAGGACACTATTGGGAAGGCGGGCGCAACAGCCCTCGGTTTCGTCGTGGCGGTTCGTCACCCAGTCTCGATGCGAGCATCCCCATCAGTGACGACGCTCAACCCGTCGGCAGCAAATGCGCAAGCGAGATTGGAGACAGGAACCCCTGGCGATATGAGCGCCACAGCTACCGCCAACCTCAATTCAGAAACCATAACGGTCACGGCGACAGGAAACGCTAGCGGAACGGTTGGCGATACTGGCGGTGTCCATCTAATCGTTGACGCGGGGATCTAGCATGTCGCAAGCTCCCGTCATCCTCCCCGGTTCCCCGCTCACCGGCGCTGCTGCCGCTGGCGACATGAACGCCGCATGGGCGGCCATGATCTCCCTGTTCTCGGGGGCGGCTGCCCCGACGCTTGGGCCGGGCGCGTCCGGCGCGCTGGTGGAGGGGCAGCCGTGGCTCGACACGTCCCTGTCGGTCCACGTGTGGAAGGTGTGGGACGGCACGACTTGGTGCTTGCACGCAGCGATCGACCCTGCCAGCCACTCGGCGACGCCGCCGCTGTCATGGCGCAACATTATCGGCGACAACGGCGGCATGGAGGTATGGCAGAGGGGAGCGGGTTCGAGCGCCAGTTTCGCGGTCGGCGCATCGTCGACGACCTACACTGCCGACAGATGGTACTACCAGAACGGGGCCAACCAGGCCTCCGTCATCGCCGCCGTCACCGGGTTGACGACCAACTCCAACCTCGCCGCCAAGATCACCAGGAACAACGGCCAGACCGGCACTACCTTCGTGGTGTTCGCATTCCCGCTCGACACCGACGAAATCATCAGGATACGGGGCAAGTTGATAAGCATCAGCTTCGTGGCGAAGGCAGGCGCTAACTGGTCGCCAGCCAGCGGCACCTTGACTTGCTTCCTGTTCACTGGAACTGGCGCCGTCGGAAAGCGCGGGACGGGTGCCTTCACCGGAGAGGTCCAGGTCTTCGGATCCGCCATTAACATAACTGCCGGCTCCCAGGTGTCATCGAACCTGGCGTCAGCTGCCATCGTTGCCGTCCCAGCCAACGCCACGCAGGCAGAGGTGACGTTCGCGTGGACCCCCGTGGGGACTGCTGGCGCGGACGACTCGATCACGATCGACGATGTGCAGCTCGAGGTCGGGACGACGACGCCGTTCGAACGAGTTCCACTGGAGAGGTCGCTGCTGGGATGCAAACGGCATTTTGCAAAGACGTTCGCCTATGGTACTGCGCCGGCGCAGAACGCTGGAGTGGTTGGTGCGCTCGGTGCGAACACACAGGTGGCCACCTCCGACGTGTCGTGGAACTGGAACTTCCCGGTATCGATGCGAATCAATCCAGTCATCACGACCTACAACCCATCGGCCGCAAACTCCAGTGCGCGCAACGTTACCGGAGCCGCTGACGTGGCGATCAGTGTTGACCCCAACACCGCTTTGAGCCCAGATCGGGTATTCATCGAGACAACCGCCACCGTTGCTGCCCAGAACAGCAACATATACGTCCACGTTTCAGCAGATGCTGCTATTTGAGATATCTGAAAACATGAGAAACTTCACCAACCTCAGCGCCCTACCTGGCCACACTATCATCATCGATGGCGAGGCCTACAACTGTCCCGACATCGAGGTGCAGGACATGCAGGGTTCCGTACGCAAGGTGCCGGCGGACCGCATCCTTGCCGTCCAGTGGCACGGCGCGCACAACCACGGCAGCATCGAGGGCTACGGCGCGATGGAGGGCTTCGCCGACAGGGAACAACTCGCGCCATACGTCAAGGCGTGGCTGCGGGCGCGGGCGAATGCCAAGGTCGATAAGGTTGACGCGCTCATACGCCAGCAGGGGCACGTAGACGAGGCGATCACGTCAAACACGGCTGCTGCTGCTGGACTCGCGTCCGACATCGCCGCGTCGACAGACAAGGACAGGATCGCGATCAATCAATCACTGCTGGACACGCTCACGTTTGAGATCACTAAAATGAAGAAGCTACGCCCGACTGATGCCCAGGTGGCCGCTGCGCAGACCGAGGCTGACGCCGCGCGCACGGAGTCCGATGATGCAGCGTGATCCCAAGGATACCTGCGAGCATTGTCCGGCGTTCGCAAAGGGAGCCGACTACGACGGCAAGGAAGTCCTCGTGCCGATGACCGGAAACGATGGAAAGCCTGTCACCGAGAACGGCGCAGTCCAATATGAGAGATCGGTAGACGGCCGGTTCGTGATGAGCGGTTCATGTCGCCTGCGCGCCCCGGTCCTGATGATGGGCCCTGCTGGTATGAGCGCCAACTATCCTCCCACCAAGTCAAACTGGTGGTGCGAGGACCCGGACCGACACGCGATGTTGACGCGGATGGGTAAGTGAGATTGCACTGTGCGGGTCCAACAAGGAGACCCATCCCCATGAGAATATTTCTAGTCACCGCATCCATCCTCCTCGCATCTGTCCAGGCGCGGGCAGACACGATCGAGATCGGCGTTCAGTACACGGTCAATCAGGGGTTCACCATCCAGTGGACCGGCTACAACGGGACCGGCTACTGCGGATCGCCCAATCAGGGTGGAAGCAACTGCGCCGCCATCCCATCAGGCAAGATCCTGCGGGAGTGCAGCGGAACACAGACGATCAAGATCATGAACGTTGAACTGCTGGCGCGCGTCGTGGTCGGCACGATCGATAACTTCGAGACGGTCTGGCAGGGGCACCACCTGTCGACGGAGCCGACCATTCCCGTGCACAGTCCCATTCTGTCGCCGAACGACCCGCAGATCCAGGGCAACGGAGCCAACATGGTGTGGATCGATTTCCAGGCCAGCAACTCCGGTGTCGGCTCGCCGGCTGGTGGCGGGTGGGAAATGCAGGTCACCTGCTCGACTTATTGAGGAACACCGAGGCCATGCTGACCATCGAGATGCTGAAGAGGATGAAATGACGTTCGACCAACTCGAGGCCGACTACACCAATGACCTAGCCACCATGAAGACCACCGCGCATGACGCCGAACTTTCCAGCGTAGCGAGGGTACTGTTGGCGAGCGTCGGCCGTTTCAAGAAGGTCCAGGCAGGGTGCGGCGTCCCGGCTTTGTGGTTGATGCCTGTCTTCGAACGAGAGGGACCATCCTTCGACGCTTACTTCGGCAATGGTGACCCACTCTCGCACCCGACAACCCACGTGCCCAAGGGGCGCGGTCCGTTCTCAACGTGGGAGGACGGCGTCATCGATTCGTTGAAGCTCGACCACATCACGGCATGCCCCGTATGGACCTGGGAGCGCGCCTGCTACTATTGGGAACTATGGAACGGTTTCGGACCCAGGCTTCACCACGGACGCCCCAGCGGCTACCTATGGGCTGGGACGAGCATCTACCGGGGCGGCAAGTACATCGCTGACGGAGTCTGGAGCCGCGGGACATTTGATCATCAACTCGGCACGGTGGCGATCGCCAAGAAGCTGGCCACCATGTCTCCAGAGTTGGCATCCGGGTTCGTCACCACGGAAAAGTCATTGACTGTTGCTGCGGAGACACATGCCCAGCAAGCGGCCTAGTGTAGGGTGCCCTGCAAACCACACCGCTTCAGAGGAAGGACAACCCATGAAGAAGCTCATCATCGCAACCGCCGCGCTGCTCTGCTCCACCAGCGTTTATGCGGCCGATCTAAGGGTGCCGCCGCCCCAGTACAAGGCACCGGCGGCTGTTGAAGTCTACGATTATTTCAACGGCTTCTATGTCGGTGGGCATGGTGGCGTCGGTTGGGACCGCGGCTCGGGAACCGCATCCGACCCGTTCGGTAGCATGGACTTCAACACGGCGCCGTTCGGAGCCATCGGTGGCTTGCATGCCGGCATCGGCACCCACTTTGGCGGCAACTTCTACGTCGGCATTGAGGGCGACGGTGACATCGCGACGATGGACGGAGACGTCAAGAACCCCGGCTTCATCGGCAACATCAACAGCAAAAGCCGATGGCTGGCTTCGATCCGCGGCCGGTTCGGCTTCATCCTTGCTCCCAACCTCATGGCCTACGGAACGGCCGGCTGGGGTTGGTCCGGGTCTGAGTTCATCGTGACGGGGACCGACGGCTCGCAATTCTCGACAAAGCCGACGCTCAACGGCGCTGTCGTTGGCGCCGGCCTGGAATACGCCCTCAGCCGTAACTGGGGTCTCGGAGTTGAGTATCGTCATTATTTCCTTGGCGATGTTCACACGGGAACGACAGGCGTTGTCTGTAGCGGCAACGAATGCACCGGTCCCATCCCGGTCGGTGCCGATATCAAACACAATATCAGCGCGACCATAGTGCGGCTGAGCTATCACTTCTGAGAACTTTCTCCTCCCTGGGAAAGGACAGACTGAGGGCGTCGCCTTGTGCGACGCCTTCTTTTTGTCCACAGTGCGGGAGAAATGTCTGGGAAGTAGCACATGATGGACGATGGCGTTGGCTCGTGGAGGGAAGTCCTCACGCAGCTCGGGATCGATCCATCGATCGCTGTGGCGGGGTTCAGCGGGGGCGTCGTAAACGTTCTGCGCATGAAGGCGCTCAACGCGCTTATCGTCATCGCGACGGTGGCGTCATCAACCCTGATAGCCGTCTACTTGGGAGAGCCCATAGCCAAGCTCGTCAACTTTCCTCTCGTCCCGACCTCGTTCGTCATCGGCTACATCGGCGTGCAAATATTGGAATCCCTCTCCTCGATGCTGCGCAAGCGCTTGAACTCAGGCACGACGCCATCGTCAACTCCAAATAGCGGGGGGCCGAATGCCTGACGGGAAGGTCGTCACCAGGTCGATTGAAATAACCAACAAGGCAGTTGATGCCATCGTCGTGAACCTCGACGCCATCACGTCGATCTCATGCGCGGTGGCGGCGGTCGGATGCCTTTACCTGACTGTCGTCATCCTCAAGGAACATACGCCATTTGTTCATCTGCAACGGATGTCGCTCGCATTGCTGTCGATCGCGCTGTTCGCTAACGCCGTCTATGACATTCCGAACTGGATGCTGATCGAGGGACACCGTCCGACCGGGGCCGCCGTGGATGTGCTGCTCATGATCAACGTCCTGGTGATGTGCGTCCGCGGCAGCATCATGTATCAGCCGAGGAAACGGCATCCCCATCAGGGAGAGGGCGTTCCTGGCTAGTTGCCGTGGACGAGATCACGAAGCGACGGCGATGAATGGCCGCAACGGATCGGTGCAATGAACCGCTGCTTGAAATTGTAGGCGACCATGATCAAACCTCGTTCTGAGGATTCGATGTCGCCCACGCGTGCAGCGTCGGGGGCAGGATGAACCTGAACTGGTCCTTGTCGACGGTGCCGGATGGCATGGAATCGGAGAACTGCTCGGCGATTTGGATCATCTCCCCGTAGGTGAGCGCCTTCACGAGGTCCTTGATCTGCTCGATCTTCGACTTGCTCATCTCCTTCTCCAGATCATCCATACGACGCATCTCCGCGGCGCGTTGCTGCGCCCTCTCGGCTTTGTCTCCAGCCATGTCGTCAATCTCGATGATGTCTGGCGTATATGTGTGAATGTCGCTGCGTTGGTTGAGATCCTCGATGGCCCGCGCTGTCGCGCGCTGCTCTGGCTTGTTCCACCCGTTCGTCGGTAGCTTCTGTGGCACCTTATGGTCGGTGTCGTCGCGGGTGGTTTTTTTATCTCCCCATGCCATAGGCGGTGATCTCCTGTTATAGGCTAGTCGGTGGATCGTGATTGCTTTCATGATCGCCAAGACCTCCACGCGCTCCTGCACCACAGCGCGATCGCCACCATGATGGCAGCGCCGACGAGCTTGGTGCAGAAGATGACGACCACCCACCCGAGGATGCCAGGATTTACCTGCAAGACCTGGATGTGGGTGAATACGCTGTCGAGGCACAGCGCGGTGACCAGCGTCGCGAACATGAACTTGAGGGGATTGGCATCAGTCACTCTGATCTTCCTGGTCTTCGTCTTCCGAGCACTTGGTGCAAAACCAGATGTCCATAACCTTGCTCATAGGTTCGCCGCAGACCGGGCAATCGCGAACCTCGACGCCGACATCAGCCATTGTCATGCTCCTCGTCAACACCCGTGGAAAGAGAAGGCCGGCCTCCAGCGTGGGGGAAGGAGGCCGACCCGGCGGCGCGGGAGATGGAGAAATCGACCGCCGCCACCGCGGGGGCATTACCTGCCAGGTGCGCCCCGCTCTATAATTGATGGAAAATTAGCAATACGTGCCGCTTCCGCCGTAGTCTCTTTGATCCAATCTTCGCGGAATTTACGAGCGGCATTTAGCGCAGCCTCTTCCGTTCGATGCCACGTCACGCCCTCGCGATACCACCATTGGCTTGTGTAATAGGTTCCATTCTTGATGAAGGCGAGGCGGCTATCGTCCTTCGGATCTTCAGTTGTTTCTACTTCTTCGATCCCATCCGGATCGTATGGCAGTGTGAGGTAAATCTTCATCTCCATCCTCCTATCGCTTGCCGAATCCGCCAGTCCTCGAACTCCTCGAACAGCTTGGCGTGCTCGGAGTTCTTCCAGCGAAAAGGGTGGCTCCCGTCGCGGGAATCGAACCCGCTGTTCAGCCCATGCATCGCGCTGGCGTGGCTAGCAGACGCCTTCGTTGGTGATGCAAGAGATGGCTTTGCTCCAGCACGGGAATGATGTCGGCCGTAGCCGACGCGATAGCACTTCACATCGTCGACTATGTTCCATGTGGCGTGAGAACCAGGATGCGCCGCCCACACGGCGCGAGCGCTCGGGAGGCACTCCGCCGCGCGGCCGACGGAGGCCACGCCGATGATGATGAGCATCGCGGCGATGACGAGCGCGAGGAAGATCATGATGCGTTTGAGAACCGGTTTCATCGGCGTAAAATCTCCTCGAAGGTTTCAGCGATATAGCTTGCTGTCCAGCCCGAGAATAGGACTAGCCCGCAATAGCCGATCACAATCATCAAATCAGGGTTGGCTCTCATTTTCGGCGATCCTTCCTGCCTGCGTTGGCTTTGACGGCACGGAGCTGTTGCCTCCAGTGCTTGTCCTCCTCGGGGATGGCCTTGCTCTGTCGGCTGCGCGGGCGTCCCGTCTTCGGCTTGGCCCCGTGCTCCTTTACCTGCTGTTCGCGCTGGGTCCGAAGTTGCTGTTCCCGCGGACCGATCTTCAACGTTGTCATGATTGTCCTCCTGGAACACGAGGAGATGGCTATGAGGATTGAAGTCGCTCAAGGTTGCGCCTCCTCTGAAGCTCAGTAAACGCCGTATGGGTTACGTCTTCGTCCATGCCGCGCTGGGACATGATCCAGTCTAGATAGCCACCATCAATTTTCTCTATCGGAACGCCTGCGTTCTTGCCGAAGTAGAACTTCGGCAGCAGCGCCGGCTGGCTGGACACCTCGACCATCTGCTCGATCGTCGCGCCGGCCATGAACGCGCGGCGCAGGACGGCGGCGCAGATGTAGGCGTCCAGTATAGCGAGATGTCCTCGCCGCAATGGCAGATATTCCCTGCCGTATGCCATCACGACTGCATCGAGCGCATCCCTGAAGCTTTCCAATTTCAATTTCAGCCAGTACCGCAGCGTCGCGAGTTTGTGCTCTGGCGCGGACGGCCACAGCCACAGCGCGATGCGATAGGTGTCGAGCCATACCGCATCTTCTGGCATAAAGAACTTGCTGTCGAACCGGCTGTTGTGGGCGCAATAGTAGTCCGGCGGATCCATCGCAGCGATATGCATGAGGACATCTCCGGAAGACGGCGCGTCCTTCACCATCTCGTCGGTGATGTCATGGATGCCGCTGGCCTCGGGCGGAATAGGTATACCCGGGTTGATAATGGACGACCACATCGCGCCGCGCTCGACCGTCATCAGCGCATTATCCTTTATGACGCTACCGCCGCTTTCCATGTCTGGAAGCTTATTTTTGCTGATGATCACGTCCACCGTCGCGATCTCGCAGACGCGGTGAACCGCAGGATCGATCCCAGTAGTCTCCACGTCGACGCATCGGATGAGCGTTGTCATGACCACACCTCATGTTCCAGGAACTCATCGACCGCCGTCTGGATATCGAGCGCCAGCATGTGTGCCAACTCACGGCGTCGTTTATCGGTGAGGTCCTTGTAGTCAACGAGAAACGCGTCGGCGAGGTCGCGGCACCTAATGTCGTAGATCCTGGCCGCGGTCATGTCGATTGCGCCCCGTCGCGTTTTCGAATGTTATCCTGCCTCCAGTATTCGCTTTCGACAGCATCCAGGTCGTTGACGATTGACTCTGCAAGCGCGAGGCACTTGTTCCACTGCGTGCCGAACCCCTCATAGCCGCAGGCTGGACATCCTGATCCCCGATCGGACGCGTGCATGATGACGCCAGCCACGACTGCGACGCGCTGATTTTTGTTTGTGAAGAGATGGTTCAGGCTCATGATCCAACCTTCCCCAGCGCATCCTGGCACGCCGCCATCTGCTCCTTGTCGAGAGGGTTGGCGAGGCCGTTGCGGATGGCGCGTTCGGTGTTCCAGCGCTCTTTGGCGCGCTCCTGGCTGGGGGCAGCATCCATCCAGACTAGCGCGTATCCAACGTAGCTGGCCGAACTCTGCCGGTTCCACGGAGTCGGGAACGCTGCTGTCCATGTGTCGAGGCGCGGAGGGGACGACACGCTACTGGACATGTCGCTCCCATCACCAGTAGTCTTCCGGGTTCCCTCCGCTACCGTCCCTTCGTCGGGACGGGTCTGTTTCCGGGGTGCCCGCTTGGTCCCGGATGACATATGGGTTTCCGTAGGCCCGCCAGCCTTGGTAGGAGACCCAGGAGAGGCTTTCTGGTCCTTGGGCTGGTTACTAACCGTCTCGACATCCGGTTCACCAGCGGGCTCCCTACGGCTTGCTCCGACGCACCCTGGTCCGGAGACTATACCACCGTTCCACTCCTCTACCGTTCCGGCGGTCTTGTCCGGTACCCCCTCCCCGTTCCCGCCGAGGGGGTTGGAGATGCGCTCGTACTCCCGGTGCTCGATCATCTTCGGGTTGTCCACGACCTCGTCGCGGAAGTAGGTGCCGAGCAGAACGTCGGGGAAGTATCGCCGGCACAGCGCGCGTCCGGCGTAGTAGCAGAGTTGCTGATCGGGGTCGGTCTTCCATAGCGGGCTGTTCTTGGGGCTGATCTTGCCGACCTCCGGCGTCGTGTATTCGACGACCTCTTCATCATCCACATGCAAGCACGTGGCCGACGCCGTGCACCGCCGCCTGTCCCCCTCCCCGTCGTGGCGGTACTTGATGCGCCCCTTGATCGGAGCCTTCATGTTGATGACGGCGGTGGATATCTGCGCCATGTAGCAGAGCGTCCCGCTGACGACGAACGACAGCAGCGCCACCTTGAACGGGTCCATGCGCCACCCCAGCGCGTCGCTGACGACGTGCAGACACGTGGCCGGCTTCCCCTGCAGGTGCTTCGGCATCGTCGGGTCGAGCGCCATCATCTTCGCCCACTCCATGATCTCGCCGACGTTCCTGAAGATTATCCCATAGGGTTGTCCAGCGCCTTGCCCCATCGGGATCAATGCCGTGCGCTCGCGGTCGAGCTTGGATTCGATGAGCGCCGTGCCGCGCTCGGTGGACTGGTCGGTCATGGTGGCGGTTCTCCATCTGTTGGGCAGGTCGCCCGTCCCCGGTAACTTGCTGAGGGCCACGCATTCAGCCGCGTGATGAATCCCGGTTGACCTCCCTTCAGGAAACGCAAACGGCTGTTGCTGGGACGCGGCGACCTTAGATCAAGCAAACAACGGTTCAACCGGCGGCGTCAACACCGCTCAACCATTCCAGGAAGGTCTCGATGTCTGAAGGGTCCAGCGTGATCGACGTCGTCGCGCCGAATCCCGTTTCTGTCGATCCGGCCCACTCGTTCTCGATCTCCACGTACAGGTTGCCATTCTCCATCTTCGTGAAATGGATCGTATTGCCGACGCCAGCATCCAATTGCAGGATATTTTTGCGTGACACGGCCATCATCAGCAGTCCTTGCAATGTATTCGAAGTGCGCGCTCATAGTTCCCTGTTGGACCTCGTCTTGCGGCTATCGCCGGGCAGAATCGTGGGAACCTTTCTGACCTCGCCGGCGAAATTGGCGACCGCCGCCGCGGCCTGGGCGCGCAACTCCTCCTTGATCATGCCGTGACCCTTCTTGGGTCCGGCACCGGTGCGGTTCAGAGCCCCGGCGGTGTCGAAGCCCTGCCTCATCGCCACGGCCGACTTCTTCTTGTTCTGGAGTGCCTTCCAGTTGCCTGGCTTGCCCACTAATGCGCCTCCCTGCGGAGATGGTCGTGACCGCAGACCTGGGCGAGCACGATGCAGTGTTCCCGCTGGCTCACATCGATCTGCCAGCCTTCGGGCGGCGGCTCGACCGTGCGCTGGTTCCACCCGGTGAAACCGAACATTTCGGCAATCGTGAATGCCGCAAATGGATTGGGATATTTCGATCCCGGCACCGATACCGACAGATGCCGGTACACGATCCCGTCGGCGTGCGTATAGGAGAAGACCGCCAGGTAGGTGTCGAAATGAGCGACGAAGTTCGGATCATCGCCGGGCGTCATCTGACCGGGACGACCGGGGTGATAGTGATGCGTGTCCGCGTAGGCTAGGATGCGTGCCGCCGTTGCTTTGGCTTCATCGTCGATGATCAGCGCGCGCATCACCGCCTCCCATAGTTGTAGCCCATTTCCTCAGCCATCAGCTCCTCGGGCGGTTCGAACTCCTCCCACGGCTTGTCTGACCCGAATTTATCCATACAGTTTATGTAATTCTGGAGTCCGCGGTTCACCTTGGCCGCGCCGGTTTCGAAGATCGCGCTGCCAGGCGCGCCGTCCATCCCCGGCGTCATCGAGAACGAGCACGTCGTCGGGAATCCGTTCTTCTGGACGAAGATCCATTGCCAGGCGTAGCGGATGTTATCGGCCAGAAACTGATCTAACCACTCCTCGGACGGAACTGGTCCTTCGTGGGCATAAAACGTACCAGCGTCGACCATCCTAGGGACATGTGCCAGACCGTCGATGTAGTGCGAGGCTTGAGCGTCGTAGTGGTAACGCTCGATCGCCTGCCGGCAGATTCGCTTGAAGTTGTCGTCGTAGATGTTCTCAACAGTCTTCAGATCACCGTTGGCCGCTAGCATGTAGCCGGAACGCTCCATAATCTTGAGATAGTCGAACCGGCCCTTGAGACGTACTCCCTCGCGCTCCCAGAACACCGACACCTCGCCGAACCCTCCCCTGAACGCCTCGGCGAGGAAAGGATTGCGGAGGATCGCTCCTGCCCACTCCGCGATGCCATCGTATTCGTCAGCCTTCAGCATGACTCGGTTGATCTTCTTCGCCTCGGCTTTGGCAGCCTTGGTGGCGACGCCCTTCATCCCAGACGACAGCGCATCGTCAACGGTGGGACCACGCAGGAACACCTCGTCAAACTCATCCTTGCCTTCCAGGACGAGCTTATGAAGGGCGTGCCCCATGACGTGGTGCGGCTTCTCCTTGCGCTTGGGACGTTTCGGGTTCATCTCCGACTTCCACCAATAGGTGGAAGGGTTGGTAAATAAATCCTTGATGTCGCCGGAGCCCAACCCGGGGTCACCGAGGTATTGCTCGAAAGGCAAGCCGAAGTGCAGACCTAGGGGAATGAGTGCGCCGGTCATCTGGCTGCCACTCCCAATGCGCACGCGGCCATTATCAGCATCAGGACAATGCAGGTCGTTGCCTTCGGATAATTTGTAGAATCGGACTGTGCTTTTTCAAGAAACAATCCAGCTGATATCGCGAACATCAATGACACCAACTCAACGATTGTCGCGATGAGTGCTTGGATCATAGCGGTTCTCCATCGGTACGATTCCGATACAAAACCGGATGTCAGCGCGCGGTCAACACCGGCTTCTGCGGTCTCTGCCTCACGCGCTTGCGGGTGTCCGTGCTGATGGCGACGTGCGCGCGGTTGAGGATGTCGGAAAGGTC